ATCAAAACGGCTGGTAAGAAAGAAGAGTACCTAGATGGCAATCCAATTCTGCTTAATTATTTTGGTTAGGATTCCCTGGCACTCATAGCAGACAGTTACTTCATTGTTGAACTTGTCTGTCTTAAGATGATCCTTGGATTGTAGGCAGATATTGCACCTGCGTTTCATAAGATTACATCCAAGAAGTAAGTACCTTCCTCAGTCCGTGTTAATTCCCATTTATTCTTATGGAAAGCTTCGGATAGTTCCTTGATACCCTGCTCCAATGCAGCTGCCAGATCTCTTGATGCCTGGCTATTGCTCTGCCATACTGTTTCTATTCCTTCTTTAGAAATAGATTCGTAGGAGGGGTGGGAGAAAAGGAGAATGGGATACTTCATCTTAGCGCCCCACTCTGTTTCAATCTCCTCTAACTTGCCGTTGAATTGAATCACGGCAGACTTGCCTGGTGGTACCTCGCGCATTACGCTGGTTGCACCGAAATGAAATTTGTTTGACTTCATGTTCTCACCAGTTCATCTAAAGAATAAGGACTATAAAGGACATAGGCTATACTCAAAAAGTAGTAATGATATCTAAGTGTAAGTCTTTACCTCTGGATCAAGTAAAACGTCTTATCGTTACTACTACCTGCTTACTTATTAAGCCCTACTCATTTCTGAGTATATGGTAGCAAGGCGACGTAAACAGTCAAGACGTAGAGCGCCAAGGCAATTTGGAATCAATGTAATTGAAACTGGAGCTGCCCTGGCATTATTAGATCAAACAATGGCAGGATCTGCAATGAAATCTTTTATTGCTGGAGATCTTAATACAGGATTAACAACTTTATCAAAGGCTGCAAAATCCAATAAGAGTGCGATCACTAAGACATTGATCGGAGCGTTCTTAGCAAAAGCTGCAGTCAAATCATTTTCACGGGGATCACCAGTATTGGCTTCCCTTGGACCAATCAAAGTGAGGGCATAATATGGCAATCGTAGTAACCAGGACAGAAGCGGGGCTATCTGCAACGACTTCTTTCCAGAGCATGAATAATCAGTTCGCATCATCGGGACTTTCCCTGGTTGTGCCTTCTGGAGTCTCGCAAATAAGTTCCATATCAATGGGAGTTAGTAGCGTTGCAACCGGAGCAGACTTCTGTTCAGGATTTAAATTAACGGGTACAGCACTCCAGGAAGGAGATGCTACGTTTATGGGTCCTGCAGTAGCACAAGCAGCTTCTGGCGGTACTGGAGTAGCAAACTGTGTTGTCCAGGAAAAGACTGCACTGGGCGTAACAAGCGGAAATACTCTGGATATCCAGGTCGCAGTAACAACTGCCGCAACAATCGATTCTAGCTGCACGATCACATTCGAGTAAATTGAGCAATGCCTGAAGGCGTTGGTTATGGACCTCAGAATACAGCTTCAACAGGTTTAAACCTTAATATTGTAGGTAATCATGCATATGCCTATTCAGGTCTGCACAATGTTAATACTTCAAGTGTTGAACATTTAAAATTTAGGACTGGCAACTATGTGTTTGTTGGTAAATTCCAATTCTTTGGACCTGTACAATTTAGTAGTGGTCAGATCGACAACGGTGATTTTGGGGGAGTTCAAATAAGTTTTAATGATGTTCCATTGCTTATTGGTAAGGTTGACACAAAAGAAGAAGACTCACCCACTGAGATTAAGGGACCATTAATTATTCCAGCATATACTGAGGTGTTGGTTGAGGTTGTAAGTACAATAACTACAGCTGGCTTTTTTACAAGTGCTAATATTATTGGCAGGGTTATTAAGTGACACTTTCGACGGGGCCTACTCTAAACTTCTTTGGTGATCATGTCTTTGCCTGGAGCGGTCAAGAAGCCTTAACTGCAGGAGTCACAACTCTGTTAGACTTTATCTCACCAAATCGTTTCTATAGCGTTGTCACTAATGTCTCTTTCGATTATAGCGGATGTTCTGCAGGTGACGCATTGTCCTGGTCTATCCAGGGAAACGGAGAGGCTCTCCATGTAGCCAAGTTCCTGATCATTGATGCTGGAGTAGGGCCCCAATTCCCTAATCTATACTATACGATCCCACCTAACACAGGTATGAAAGTTCAAGCAACTGGTCCTACTGGATCTATGACAGTTGTTATGGAAGGGAAGCAGGTAAGTTAATGCCCATGAAGTATTGTCCAGAGTGTGGAACCAGGAAAGGTATGGTTCGAGAAACAGCCAGGAGAGCTTATGAACCTGATAATCCTAAACCAAAGAAACGTAAACTAAGTGCCTGGAACAAATATGTAAAGGCTAACAGTAACAAACCACGTTTCAGATACGCAAGATCCAATAAGATCAACCTAAAGAAAATGGCTGTAGCATTCAGGAAAACACCAGCTGGTAGAAAAAAGAGACGATAATGGCATTTTACTATAATCCTGTATCAGGTGATGTTACAAAAGTATCAGCTGCAGAGAAAAGGGCCTATGATGAACATTTCAGAGAGGAACGCTGGACTAAACTCCTGGATAATGAAACAACTATACCTACCCTGGTTGCAGCATTTACAGCAGTTGCGGGTACAGCTTTTGCAGGGTGGATATTGAGTGTAGTTTTTGGTTATTTAGCAGAGAAGGGCGGAGATGTTTCAGTTAAAGCCAAAGAAGCCTGGACTGGTGCTGCTTATGGTGGTACACTTGCTGTTAATATTATCGCTAAACCTCTCAGTGGTGCAGGTGATGAATCTATTGTTTTACCTGGTGATTATCAGCCACCTGCTACTATTACCTATAATCAACTTTGGGATTATGCACAGAAAAAATATTTATTCAAGGATTATTTCAGGGATCAATAATGGATTTAGGATCATTGATTGCATTAATGAAATTACTCCAGGACGCAGAGATCGCTAAACCTGCAAGTATTGTAGTACGTCCGACCTACAGTAAAGAGACTGCATTATTCCGTGCTGAAACTGGACTAGGACTGTAATGGAAATCACAACGGTTTCCTTGATGCTATACTTTGCTGCTTGGACCGTATTTTATGCACTTCTAAGTAAATATATTGCCAGATTATCCAAAGATGAATGGGTCTCCTGGGCAAAGAGCAGAGAAAGCGACGATGAGCTCATTGAGATCCTTGAAGGTGTTGTAGATGAAATCGAAGACAGAATGCACGCAAAACTCGAACAGTTCCAAAGTTCCTTCTTTGGTTCAATTGGTGCAGCTAGCAAAAAAATTGATGATGCTACAGGACAAACCACGATCAAAGCGATAACCAAGGACAACCCGATCATGGGGTTTGTTGCTGATATGCTAATGAAACGCCAGGGTGTTGATGGCCTACTAAATGCGGTAAAAGGCGCAGAACAAGGGTCTGATAAGCCCAAAACAACCCGAAAGCTAGGTCTGGGAGGGCTCTAAGCAGCCCATACCCAGTTCTTATACCTACTTCTACCCCACCTGCCACTTCATCCTTTACTTTTGCTTAGAATCAAAACGGCTGGTAAGAAAGAAGAGTACCTAGATGGCAATCCAATTCTGCTTAATTATTTTGGTTAGGATTCCCTGGCACTCATAGCAGACAGTTACTTCATTGTTGAACTTGTCTGTCTTAAGATGATCCTTGGATTGTAG